GTTGACTGTGCGTTTTCCGAGAATGACTCTGCCGACGAAACTGCCGTGTGTGTGGCAGGTATCTCAACGAGGGACCCTACCAAAGTCTACATCAAAGAGATTGTTAAAGGGAGGTGGGGTTTCCCCGACCTTATTGCCACCATTAAACAACTGAACTCCTTCTACCGCCCCAAGGTTCTATGTATTGAAAAAGCTGCATCAGGGCACTCCCTGATACAAGTACTCAAGCGAGAGACCAAGATTCCGGTCGAAGGGATGAGACCCTTGAGGTCTAAGACGGTTAGGCTTGAGGCTGTTTGCCCATTGTTAGAAAACAATCGTGTGGTATTAGTTGAGGGCTTATGGATGGATTCATTCGTCAAAGAACTCACGGCTTTCCCGTTCGTTAAACACGATGATGCTGTAGACTCATTTACCTGGGCCTTAACCTACTACAACATGAAGTTAGACACTGTGGACAGGGGTATCCAAGAGTCCATTATCCAGAACCGTAAATGGGGAGGTAGCTTACGGAGACCTTACCTTGACGACTCAAGTACAACCAGTGGCAGAGTAAGCAGGAACTTGCCCTCTCCAGGTCGCTACAATGATTTGGACCATGGCTCCAACATGTACGGTCCCGACTCCTTTGCTAATAATAGGCCAAGGAGACAGGGAGGGGGATATAGCCTGGACCTTTAACCTGCAGGGGAATAGAGATGGAACCTCTCTAAAAGTTTCGATCTTCAACATCGAATACTATGGCTATCAATCCTACAGATTACGACCCCGACTATATGCGGGGACAGTTTGGCACCCGGTGCCTAATCACTAGCACTTCCGCAGACAAATACCTTGACCAAGCTAAAAAGAGACCAACGGTCCCAGAAGATTCCTACTCCCGATGGTGTGGCGGAAAAAACGGATTTGATCTTTACGTCGAGAGAATTCACGAGTGATTACATTCAAAAGTTGCTAGAGTGTGATAAATGGTGGACGATGTAATCGTCATAGGTGGCGACTTACTATAAATATACTGCCATAAGTCGCCCAATGTGGCGACTTTTTTTATGGGTAAAACTTGTTATAGATATTGAAAGAAAATGCTCTCTAAATCTCCCAAAGGCAGCGGTAAGAAAAGATGTTCTATAGGAAAAAGTTGCGGAGCAACCTGCATCAATAGGACAAAGCTTTGCCTAATGGAACTGGGCCCAGAAGTTGTCAAAGCCTTGAAGTATGTTAGGTCCTTAGTTCAGAAACGGTATGGCAAAAGGGAAAACCCCAGAGATAGGGGGGTTAGTGTTGCAATAGACAACAAAAAAATTACCCAGTTATCTAAAAAGCTAGATTCATTACCTGAGGGTAGCCCCCGCAGAAAGGAAATCATCGAAGAAATCAAACAGATCGAAAAAAGGAACGCTTCGGGAAGGGGTTATTCTGACAGGCAAAGAGCATTCAGGTCTGAGGAGGGTGCTAAGGCTTACATGAAGAATTTATCCGACTGATAGCTGGCACAGTGCCACAAGACAGAGGCGCATAGGGTAAAAGTCAGTTGTCGGGTTACCCCCATAAAAATGGCTCGTCAACTAAATATTTCGGGGGATGGAGGGCATTATGATGTGACTCTGATTAGCAACGAAGAATACATGTTATCCACTGTTGTCATTAACCCCTTCATCCAAATGTTAAAGAGTAAAGAAAAGCGTCGTACTCGTCGCGTGGAATCTGCCGACATGCTTGAGAGAGCTTACAGTAAAGGAATGGACATTATGCCGCCCAAGTTTCTAACTTGGAGGCAAGAAGAGTTTTGGAACACTCTCAATAAAAATACGGTTACACTAGCTGCAGGGTCAGCCGGAACAGGCAAGACCTTGATTGCATTGCATTATGGCCTTTTTGGTGTTTCCGAAGGCCAGTTCGATAGAGTGTATTACGTCCGAAGCGATGTCGGTGTTGAGTACCAAAGAGGGAGAGGTGCCCTACCTGGGGAAATGTCAGATAAAATTGCCCCCCTGGTTGCACCGGTCTTTGATAACTTGCCCTGTATAATGAGGTCCCAAGGCGCTGCTGAGTACTTGATTAACAAGAAAATCATAGAGCCTATCCTACTTGAGGATATCAGGGGTAGATCGCTAAATGAGTCGTTCATCATCGTAGACGAGGCTCAGAACTTCTTACCGTCACATTGCAAAACGGTTCTCAGTAGAGTCGGCAAAGACTCTAAAATTTGCCTTATTGGGGACACTAAGCAAACTGACTTGGAAGTTTTTCGTCGGGAGAATGGCTTGCTTGACGCCATGAACAGACTCAAGAACCTGCCTGAAGTTGGCACGGTTACTTTTGGTAGAGAGGACGTTGTCAGGAACTCAGTTATCTCTCACATTTTAGATAGATACGAGGACTGATGGGCAATAAAGATTTTCCCTTGGTAGATGAATACGACTTTGCCATTCGTGGCACAGTAAATAGTGTCAAAGCCCCCCAGCGATGGGGTAAAGGACGTAGGAGGTGCTCCAAGGGGAAGTCTTGCTCAGCTACTTGCATTGCAAGGTACAAGGTGTGTATAATAGAGCTTGGTACCAGACTGTCTGCCGACTTGACAAACTCCCGGAACTTGCTAAAGGTACCTAAGAAGGGGGCCATACAGAGTATCTCGGCTCACCCCACTTTGGCTAAGGACTATTCAAATGCTGCCATTTCTGCCGCATTGTCTAAAATGGAGAAACTGGACCCGGATGCTGCCAGAAGGGTAGGTATCTTGAGGGAACTACTCTCCCCCGGAAGAAAGACTCAAGTGATGTTCATTGATTGGAAGGATAACGAGGGAAACAAGAAACTGTTTATGAGTAAAGTTCGTAACTTCTTTGAAAACGCTGAAGTCACATTCAATGAAAAAATAGCTAAGAAGACTTGGGGAGGTGTGGCATGGGGGAACGGAACAGTAATGGTTCGTACTTCACCCGGTTTTAATCCTAAAGTAGAGGCCATAAGAAATATAATACGGGTTGAGCTTAACAAACCCAAGACAGGTGAGAACCGCCCGTATGCAATAGGCTCAGGGTCTACTGGTGAGGGGAATAACTCTTTGAGGACCTTGGTGCATGAGTTGGGGCACATTGCCCACTTTACCACTAAATCTATGCCGTTTTCTAAAAAGTTCTCTAAGTACGCTGATACCAACCATGAAGAGGCGTTTGCTGAGGCTTTCGTAGTCTACATGTTCAATGGTCCACAGTTTAAGTCAAAGCTACCCACCGTATACAACGGAGTGGAAACAATCTTGAAGAAGGGGGGTTTTATTTAATGGATAGCGTAAAGTTGGCCCAAGCTATAGTAAGGAAGGCTAAGAGTGATAAGAGCAACGTGGAAAGATACGACAAAGCTATGACTGCTTTGGCTGAGCGGGAAAGAGGGATGGGTAATACAGAAGAAGCCGACTTCATATCTCAACAAATGATGGAAGCCCTGTACGTTGCAATTGGTTAAGCCATGAGAAGAGACACTAGATTCAAGAGACCTGCCAGGGAAGACCTTGAGGCTAACTTGCCGTCAAATACACTGTCCGATAACCAAACTATCGGCATTTGGAACATGATGCTGCAGTCTGATGATCCTTCCGAAGTATCACGGTGGTATCGCTCCTATAGAGATAGTCCCCATTGCTCAGTCCCACGGGAAAAGCTAAGAGCTATGCGAGACATTATGATTCTCGGTATGAGGGAAGAAAATAGGAGGGATCCCGCAAAGAGAGTTGAGAGAAAGAAAGGCACTCACTATTCAGATTATGAGAATGAAAGGGCCCTTAAGCCTAGGGAAGGGGCTTAGTTGTAAGGGAGGGGTAAAACTACTATTATTAAGGAGTTCTTGAATGAACGGTTCATTTAGTGCTAGCCATGTTAATAAAGTATCAGAAATGCTATCTGGTAACTTTGGTAAGGTTCTCTCTGAGACCTATGATTTTGTAAGATGTCAGAAGGCAGACGGTTCCTATTACGGGACGGATACCCAATGCCTCAGTGGTATTAAAACTGATCGGGACTCCACCCAGGAGAAAAGAGTAAGTGAAAAAATGAGTATAGAAAAAGTCGCTGAAAAAATCAGAAAGGGCGCCAAAAAGCGCAATGGCAGAGAGCTAACTCCACAACAAATAGCCGCCATTCTGGCCAAAGATAATACACCCGTTCAACAACGATGAATAAAACGAAAGCTAGAATGGAAGATTTGCATCAGATTCCCTGCGGAGTGATGGGTATTTCGGCTGACTCCGTGTGCAGGAGAAGTCTGAGGGAATCTATGGATAAACTGCTGGATAGACTCACTCTGGAGCTTCACCCGTCAATCGAACCAGATAAGCTCCCCAAGAACTTTGAGGCTGACGAAGATGGGAACTTAGTGGAGATGGTCAAGGTTGACGGTAAGGAGACCTCTGAAGAAAGGAAGAAAAGACTTATAGATGAGGGCAGGATGAAAGCTGAGGTGAAAATGGCCATCAAGAGTTATGAGGAAGAACTCCAAGGTAACAGCAAGATGCTTCAAGATGTGACTGGCAAGATTAAAGAGTGGTAGAAAAAGCTAGGGTAAAATCTCTGTGTCAAATCCACACAAACAATGACAAACAGAATCAGCGGCGACTTTGGTTCAGATGCAATGGAAGCCTTCAGGGCCGCCTACGCAGCTCAACTGGCTAACCCAGAAGAGCACGAGATTGACCCAGTTAACGGGTTGCCAACCGATGTAATTTCCAATACTTCACCCTGGCTGGAACACACTGGCCTATGGACAGCCAATAACGGTATGTCCAGAGATTTCAAACCTAATCAACCTTTCAACCCTAAAGATTACCTTCCGGAGAACTACATGCCCGTAAGTGAAGAAAGTGACGAAGAAGATTTTGCTCCAGAAGTAATCTATGACGACGAGGATGAAGTCGAAGGGACTGAAGATCCTATGTCAGATGAAGAGTATGACGCTCTGGCTGAAAGGGTTTGGGCTACCTCTGACGACGAAGATGAAGAAGTAGTTGATTACGAGGGTGATGAACCTTCCGAAGAGTTTAGCGACGAAGGTGAAGATGATGAAGAAGACGACCTCAACGATGCTGAAATCGAAGCCCTCATTGACGAGATCTTAAATGATGATAGCGAAGATGACTCTGAAGAAGGGTCCAATGACTATGAAACCGAAGATGATTACGAGGAAGAGTGATTTTTGACTTTAAGGGCAATGAATCAGGTTCTTTCCCAAGAACTAGCTCCCAGATTAACAAAGCTAAGAAGGAGCAAGCCAGAAGATTAGGTCAATCTGGTGCCAGTGGGAAAAGAAAACGCTGCCGCAAGGGTAAATCTTGTGGCGCATCTTGCATTGCCTCAGTCAAACTTTGCTTAGTAGACTTGCCCTGGGTAGCACAGTCATCTATGGGCAAGGTCCGTAAGATTATACAAGCAATTACCCCTAAACCCGTAATGCCACAACCACAACCGGCACCTAAGCCCAAGGGTCCACCCCCAGTAATGCCTATTTTTGACGTTAACGCTAAGGCTCCTGCTAAACCTGCGAAGTTTAAGTTTAAAGAGGGTAAAGTTAGCTAAATGCTATTATCGGGGCTCTCATGAGAGGCAGTGATTTGTTTTGGGAATATGCAGGGGTAGGGGCTTTCCCTCGCACTGATACCCAAATTGGGAAAGCTAAAAAGGCTCAGTCTGAGCGACTTGGTCAGTCGGGTGCCGAAGGTAAACGCAAGCGCTGCCGTAGAGGTAAGTCCTGTGGCGCATCTTGCATTGCCGGGTACAAAGTGTGCATGGTTGACTTGCCTTGGGTAGGTCAAACTGCTATGCCCAAAATTGTGAAAGCGATTCAAAAGGCAAACCCTGAGGGTCAGACCCTGGCGATTCAAAAACAGCTCTCCCTGGGTCTACCTGGCAATAAGCAGCTCTCTTTGGACATGAACCCCAAGAAGCCTCTAAACCTTAAGAAGAAAGAGGCTGTCCAACCGGTCAAAAAAGCCAAACCCTCTGAGCCTCCCAAACCTGCCGCTAAAACAGCATTGGGCAAATCTGGCTCATACAGCAGCCAAACAGCTAGGGAAGGTGCTCTAGACATTTACAAAGCCTTGCAGCTATACACCAACAAAGATATCATAAAAGTTGACGGCGCTAAGGTAGCAGACAAAGTAAACTGGAAAGCTGCGTTTGAACCGGGTGCCAAGAAGATTGGTAACGGTTCCTTTGGCACTTTCGTAAAAGTTCCCCCCAAGAATCTGGCGCCCGAGCTTAGTAAGTTCACTGACGGGGTAGGTATTAAGTCAGGTCAAATTGGTCCCCAGGAAGTAAAAGTTTTGCTCAAACTCGGCAAAGCTGACATGGGCCCCAACCTAATTGCTGCCCGTGTGGCAAATGACTTTCAAAAGGATGCTTACGGCTTTAGTACCGCAAAAGGAATGATTGCCATGAGTATGGTTCCTGGCACACCTATAAAAGACTTGGCAAAGAGTGAAAAAAACTATAATTCCTATTGGAAAGCCCGAGCTGAACTTCACCGATTAGGCGTTGCTCACAATGACGCTCACGGAGGTAACGTGCTGATTGATAGCAAGGGGAAAGGGCGTTTTGTCGATATGGGCTTAGCCCAAGACCTTAGAAAAGCTGCGCTGGCCGAGGCTATCGGAGGAGTTCAAGGGTCAGACTACCAACGCCTTTGGGGGGCTGATAAGACACCGGTTTTTTCAAAGCTGTCAGATAATTGGATCAAGGTCCGAAAACAAATGGTTAACGACGGGTTCTCAAGCAGCGATGTAAGCCACTTCAAGGATACCGGTGTTCGTAAGGATGACGGGTATTACCAAAGGGGGCCATGGAAAGATATGGGCGTTAACCAAGCCAAGAAATACATTGACATGCTGTATGAGGGTATCTGACCGGACCCCTTGACATAGACTGAAAAACAGGGTATAATACCTTAAGCAAACGATTCACCCCCCCCCACCATGAAAGACGACGTAAAGTACCAACGGCTAATGAGTGCCTATAAAGTTGCTCGCCGCAATCCTAACAAAATCAAAGAAGCCTCGAAGCTTTTGAATGAAGCCTGGCGCCTTGAGAAAGAAGGTGAGGTTTCTAAGGATATTATAGAAGGTATGCGTTACGTTTGAACTCCCTTACCATTGAAAAGCCAAGTTGTTTGTTCTTTTGAACTTAAGCAGCTTGGCTTTTTTATTGTGCCCCTCGGGTAAAACTCTTAGAGGAGGTATAAATCATGTCACAATTTAACGAAAGAGCTTTCTTGATAAGGGCGCTTGTAACCGTATTTGCTATTCAACTCACGATAGCAGGCTACCAAATTATTTCCTGCAGGGGCGCCTTATCGTCAAAAAACGCTGAGCCAAACTTTGTGGCATTTTGCTCTAAAAGTAACGACAACTTCTCAGAGATGAGTAAGTCTGCGGCAAATGTTTTCCTGGCCTTATTAGTTCCTGCTGCTGCTATGGGAGTGGTTGCTTCCCGAAGTAAAGCAAAGACAACTAACAAGGACTCTTCACCCCCTGAGAATACTGAAGGGTAAAACTATAGCAAGTTGACACCAGTATTATGCCATACGGCGAATCTCTGGATTTCTCTTCCGTCACCCTTCCTGGGGTAGGCGGACAGATAAATGCCAGCAATGCCATTTCTACCGACCAATTAGCGAAGCAGAATAAGACTGGTCGCAAATGGTCCCCCACCCCCGATGGTGGAATGTCTATGCATAATGAAGCCCTCTTAGATAGAAACAAAGAAGCAAGGGCACGTAAAGAGAACCTAATTAACAGGGATTATGGCAATCAAGCCAGTGGCTCAGATGCTATGAAAGAAATTATGGGTCGTAGGAAGGCCCGTATGGTGGCTTTCCAGGAGATTAAGAAGAAAGAATATAACTTTGCGGACGACACTGAGCTAATGTCTATGCCCCAACCTTTTGCTTCGGCCGAATGCCAATCTTGCAAGACGGGTAAATGTGGCTGCTCATCTTGTAGTGCCAAGTCAAAGTTGAAAGCTGATGCGGAGTTCCGTGAATGGAGCATTCAGGGCAGGCAGCAGTTGAAAAAGGGGGAGATTAAGGGTGAGTTCGCAGGCCCAGAAATGTCGTTCCCGATTGCAAGCCCCGGTGATGTATCTTCGGCGTGGTCTTCTGTAGGAAGGGCCGCCAATCCTCGCCAAGTTATGGCTAACATTATCAAGATTGCTAAAAAATTTGGATGGGAGTCTGGTCTTCCCAAGTCCGTTAAGGACAGAATGAGCAAAGGTGAATCAGGATTGCCAAGCTAACCATGGGACTTGTAGAACTTCCACTGATAATCGCCGGTTGGCTCTTATCTGCTGCAATTGCAGGAGTAGGGGGCGCTTTCGCCCTGCAAGGAAGAAACAACAAGAGGATAGAAACCATTCGGGATACGTCCGACAAAAAGATTGAAAAACTCATAGAAACCAACGACCACAAGATTGAAGTTCTGATAGCCGCAAACAGTGTCCAGAACGAAAACGTTTTGGCCCACATACAGAATGTAGAAAAGTCTCTCAATGACATGAGGGCCGAACTACCCGAGAAATACACACTTAAATCCGACCACTTGCGCCTAGTAGATAAGGTCGAAGATTTGGCAATTCAGTTTTACCGCCACAGAGAACTTGAAACGGACCCCAGCAGGAACTAAACCATGATTGATTACGATTGGCAAAGATTGCAAGGTTTGGGTTTTGACCTTGAGTTTGTGGAAGGTACTACCAACTGCATGAAAAAGAAGGCTCCCAACTTCAAAGAAAATCCGATGGATGAGATGGTTGTTGGCCCTGCTCTGGAAAAGGAGCCCGGAAAGAATAAAGATACTTTCTATCTTTCTGAGTCCGGCGACGATGCTTTCCAGTCTACTCAGCCTAACGGTGGCATGGTAACCACTCAGTTGAAGATTGCCCTGGAGAAAACCCGAATCCTCCTCTCTATGGTGGAGCCTGAGGATAACTTTGAACCGTGGGTAGCAACTAAAATCAATAATGCTGCTGTGAACCTGGCAAGCGTTGCCGACTATTTAAGGTTTGGTGGGGAAACGTGATTGATATTCCTAATTATGATTGGTCTAGGCTAACTGGGTTAGGGTTTGACCTTGACTTTGTAGAGAGAGCTTTGTCCAAAAACTACAAGAAGGGGTTGACAAAGGGTGAACAAGATGTAGCAAAGCGGGAAGTTAAAGAAACGATGGCTAAGGCCGAGAAACCCGGAACTTCCTCAAAGGAGTTATACAAAGATTGGGATTCTGATAAGAGTTATCGCAGTCGTAACCCCGAGATACCGAAGTCAAAAGCAACTGAGGCATTTGAGGCCAACTTCGATGGGGCAGAATCCGGAGTTGATTCTGCGCTAAAGAGTAAGTCGGAAAAGTCCGGTATCCCGCTAGGGATTCTTAAATCTGTGTATAGTAGAGGGATGGCAGCTTGGCGGTCTGGACATAGGCCAGGAGTAGCGCCTCAGCAATGGGCTTTAGCCAGGGTAAATTCATTCATCACAGGTTCAGGCAAAGCCCGACAAGCAGATAGCGACCTGTGGAAAAAGTATAAAGGAGGGAAGTAAATGTTTGGCGGTTTTTCTGAGGAACTCCTCAATGAGTTCAAAGCGGCTTATGCAGAAAGGTACGACAAGGATAAAATGCCTTGTAATAAACCTCGTGCCACTAAGCCAGGTGACAAAAAGAGTCACGTGGTAAAATGGTGCCACGATGGCAAAGAAGAAATCAAGAAGTTTGGCCAAAAGGGTGCTGAGACCGCAGGTAAACCCAAAGAGGGCGAATCGAAGCGAATGAAGATGAAGCGGAAAAAGTTCAAATCCAGACACTCAAAGAACATTGCTAAAGGTCCTTCCTCAAGTGCCTGGTGGGCGGATAAATATAAATGGAATGAGGCTATGGAAATAGTTTCGGGGAAGAATGTTGACTTCAGGTAATGGGTAAAACTCCTATTATTAACTCCCCTAATCATGCAAGGAAGTTTCTCCGAAGACTACTTAAAGAATTTCCAAGACTTGGTGCAATTCTCAGAAGGTATGCCCGAAGCATACGACTTTACAAGGTGTGTGCGCCCTAACGGTACCTATTACGGCAGCCGTGGCTTGTGTGTTTCGCCCAACAAACCGGCCCAACCCGCCGCACCCAAGCCTGTAAGCAAGGGTTTGACCCAGGCTGAACGCTCTGCGTTTATAGCCGGAGGCGGCAATGCTGCGGGCATGAAGGGGAAAAGCATTGATGAAACGATTGCCCAAGGTAAGAAAAATCTTGGCGGAGCGAATCAAGGTTCCGGTAGAACTGCGTACCAGGCCGGGGGCGGTAATGCTGCCGGTATGAGAGGTAAAAGCATCAGTGAGACGGTTGCCCAAGGTAGGAAAAATCTGGCCCGCATGGACCAAGGCGCAGGAAGAACTGCAAGCTCACTGACTCAGCCTGCTCCACAAAGGGCCCCACAAGCTGCGGCTAAGCCTGCCGCTAAGGCCGTTCCGCAAAAGCCGAAAGCCGAGGCAAATAGTGCCGGTAAACCCTTATCAGCGGCAGAACGAGCTGCATTTAAGGCCGGTGGCGGTAATGCTGCTGGGATGAAGGGCAAGAGCATTGATGAGACTGTTGCCCAAGGCAGAAAGAACCTGAAGAGAATGACTTAAGGGTGATT